ATGGACGGCCTCGCCAACCCCATCAAACATCGTGGACAAAAAGAGATTTGGAAAACCAAATTCCCGTCCCTTAAGCGCGTGACATCGCGCGGCAAAAAATACGTGTACCTGCGCCGTACTGGCGCGGCGCTCGTTCGCGGATTCATGGGGACGGATGAGGAGCTAGAGGAACTGCTTGAAAGCCAAGATATCGCCAATTTGGCCGGCGCACCCGTCGTCCCTATTCGCGGCAGGCTGCATCTCTGGCGCATCGGGGCTGCGCGCGGCATCCATAAGACGACCAAGAACCGGGCCGCCACCAAGGGGCGGACTTACAGCCTCTCCGTCGAGACCATCGCTCAAATGCTCAAGGATGCCGGCGATCGATGCCAAGTAACGGGGCTTCAGTTCGACTACTACAACAACGCCAATCCAGACTGGCGCACGAACCCGCTCGGGCCGTCACTGGATAGGGTCAGCAATAAGGGCGGCTACGACGCCGAGAACGTTCGTCTCGTGTGCACCAGCGTCAATTACGCCATCAACGAATTCGGCCTTGATCACTTCGACAAGATTTGCCGAGCCTATGTGGAAAGGAACCCAAAATGACTGACGCCAAGGACCGCCGGCAGACGCTGGACTACCAGATCGAGAAGTCGCTGGCGCGCCTAGGCCGTGCGATGTGAGGAGCGAGCATGCCCCGCCGAAGAGACACCATCCCGCCCGGCCCGTGGATTGACCTAGACGGCGTCGTATTGCGGCTGCGCAAGTCCTGCAATGCAGCCGGGGGCCAGAAGGCTTGGGCGGCCAAGCACGAGATATCGGCCGCCTATGTGAACGACGTACTCAACAGCCGGCGGCTGCCAGGCGAGAAGATCACGCGAGCGCTGGGGCTGGAAGGCGCCCTCCTCTGGCGCACGCCGGCGCACTGACGAGGTCACTGAGGAAGCCATGAGCAGGAACCCTGACTACCCGCCAAATCCAACGTGGGACAATTGTGATCACGAATGGGCGGAAGAAGTTGACAGCATGTCCGAACGCGACATGCGCTGCACCAAGTGCAATTGCTGTGGCGAGCGCCAGCGTGACGGCTCTGTTTACTGGCCAACCACTTAACCACTCTGGCGGGGAGAGCATCGTAGCATGGAAACCGAATTTCGACCAGTGCCGGGATATGAGGGCCTTTACGAGCTATCCCGCGATGGTCGCTTGTTCGCCGTTGAACGTAAGATATTGCAAGTCGATACAGTCGGGCGCAAGTTTTTCAAGACGATCAAGCGGCACGAAAAGGCCGCTACAGTCAATGGCCGCGGCTATCGAGGTTTCAACCTCCACAAAAACAACAAGCAGACCTGCCGACTAATTTCCACACTCCTCCGCGAGACGTTCGGAGAAAACATCGGGAGCGTGACGTGAGCGATCCAACTGTGACAATTCCAGCTTCTGATTACAGGCGCTTGCTCGAACTGATCGGCTTTGATGACATGATCGTCATCTGCCAAGTTTGCGGAGCTTGGTTGGATCGTGACGATCCAGCGTGCGCGACTACGGACGATTTCGCGGGGTGTTGGAAAGTCGCATCAAATCGGCAGCGAGACCAAGAACTTTGCCGGTCCTACCGGGCAACGGTCTTGGAGGGGCTTCCACGGTGAGGCAAGGAGAATGAGGCAATGACATCAGAAGAGCGCGCTGAGATCAGAAGGCTTGTGGCGGACTACATGCGCAGCGAGGGTTGCACATGCTGCCGCGACGTCGAGGCCCACGAGAAGCACGCCGCAGAGCTGGCCAAAGTACTCAAGGTCCGGAAGTACGAGGACGGCAGCGGATACGACTTCGCCCACTACAGAACTGATCAGTAGGGACCACCGATGCCAGAATATTTCGTAGAGACAGAACATATCCGCGGTGAGCGGCGCGTCTATTGGGTGGCGAAAAAAGCCGAGACCGGACTTTATAGGGCCGCCCGGCCGATCCAGGTGACAGAAGTCACCACAAGCAAACGGAAAGCTGAGCGTGATTGCGATGCACTCAATAGCTCAGTGACGAATGGAGATCGAGCATGAGCCGCAACCGAATGTCCGAAAAGGAAAAGGTGTATTTCTTCTGCATCCTTTTCCCGGTCCTGTGGATCTTCCTGCCGGCGTTGATCGCATGCGATATCGCAGAGGCGATCAAGGCTTGGTGGCAGCGCCGCACCTGACCGAACAACTCTGGAGCTCCCATGAGCACGGACTGGTTTCTTCTTTCGCCAAGCCATCGCAAGAGCGCTATGGTTGGATCTGATGGCATGAGCGGCCCGAAGGTCTGGCCGACCGAGTACAACGGCCACAAGTTCTTGCGCTGGGCAATCGAGAACCGCGTCTTGGACGTCGTCCTTGTCAACGAGCACGATCCGCGGCTCGAGCTCGCCGAAGACGACCCTAGGCATCAGCGTTTCTGAGCAGGGAGTTCTGATGTGGCCTATTTACTTGTCGTGATGAGCTTCATGCAGGGGTACAATCGAGACGATTGGCGCACAGCCAACGTCATCCCAGTACCAAGTTTTGCGGCATGCGAGGCCGCTGGGAAGGCGATGGTGGAGATGGAGAAGCGCACGCTATATCGCTGCGTCGCGGTCCCGCAGTCGTAAGCGACACATGAGGATGCCATGAACAAGATTTTGGAAGGCGCCAAGGAAGCAGTTAAGGTCGCTGAATGCGACCACGACCTTGTGGTGCAGCCGCGAACCACGGCGAATCCGGTCCTAGAGCGGTTCTACTGCACCAAGTGCAAGGCGACGTTCTACGAGATGATACCGCTATGGCGCAGGCAGTAACCGCAGTCGTGGGCAATCACCGAGCAAGTGAGGGACACGTCATGTCGATGTGGCTGAGAGAACAGTACAATACGGCTTTAGCCGAATTAAACGAGCACCGGCGCACCGCCAAGCTCCGCGAACTGCTGCACCGTTTCGTAGTTGAGACGGGAAAGCAGAAGGAGTTCTTGGCTTGGCTGGCGAAGGACATGGGACTAGATAAGCCCGTGCCATTCTCAAACGCCCGCTATATGACTGCCGAAGAGATGGCCGAAATGGAGAAGTCCACCTTGGCACTCGACGAAGAAATCAAGACGGCGCTAAGGCATCCCCGGTGACCCTGAGGCACTACCGATCCGGTCCCCTGAAGGCAGTGCGCCGCTACCTTGAAGGGAGTGGACTCAGTTGTAATACGGTAGCTTGTAAGGCGCCCCATTGATCATCACCGACAGATAGCCAGCCGGAGCTGCGGGCGGAGCAGAGGCGGCTCCCGCCGCACCAACTGTCGTCCCTACAGCAGCGCTCGTCAGCTCAATATCGGCACAATCAAGCGTGTATTTCGGCGTCGAGAGGGTATACCCGGATTGTCCTGCATTTGGGGTTGAGGCGACCGTTTCGATGGTCGGCGAGCTTTGCCCGAAATTCCGAACGAACGTGCCGTTGACGGTCCAATATTGTGTTTCTGGCCAACTGTAGAAAACCGGAAGATAGTTTGGGTTCGATACGCGAGTTCCAAGCGTCGTATCCGCCACCGACCATTGTGAGAAGCGGGCGCTGCGCTGATAGCCGCCACTCTGGTTGAAATGCGCGCCGCTGAACCGCGTGCCGAAAGTGTAGCTCTGGCCGCCCGTCTTGGTCTGGATGCCCTGGAAACTGAGAAGGCAGTCTTGGAAGTGCACGCCAACGGCCTGATGGGTGGCGTCGCTGTTAAAGTAGATGTGGCCGAACGATCCGATGTAGCAGTTCCGAAACGAGGCATTCGAGATTAGGACCGGGAAAGACGCTACATCCGAGAACTGCGCTTGTGTCGGGTCTATGATGACGTGATTTGAGAACGCAGCCGGCGGATTGCCGTCAACGTTGGTCACGCTGTGATTTTGCAGGTTATACTCGAAATAGACGTTCTCGAATGTCGGGCTGTCCGCGCTGCGGATCAGGAGCGCTGCGATTTCGTTAAGCTTCCACGACCCGCCTGCGAACAACGGGCATTGTGAGAAGTTGATTTCGACCGCCCCCATAGACAGGGCGTTTCCGCCGCTCCAGCCGACGCCCTTCCCGCAGCTATAGACGTTCAGGTTATAGAAGCGGTTTTCGTTGGCGTGGCTGTTCTCGCGGGTATCCGTGGCTTGGTTTTTCCCGAGTGAGATGGCCTGCCGGCACTCGCCGATATTGACGTCAACGAAGGCATTGCGCTCGCTGCTCCACAGCGTCATCGGCCAGCCATTCAGATAAGAGAAATTGACCTTCTCCCATAGGCTGTAGAGCATGCCATAGGCGGCGATGCCGTGCCGCGTCGTGGTGAAGTCGGCGCCCTCGATCGACAGCCCGCGTATGTTGAGCGTGAAATATTTGCTGGTGGCGAACAGGTAGGAGTTGGCATCGCCGGCATGAACCAAGGTGGCGCCTGGCTCGCCAACGATGTTGATGCCCGCCAGAGCCGGAGAGTTGGCGCCGAGACTGCCGGGGGCCTCGTTGCGGCTAATCCAAGTCCCTGCGGTTCCGTCGCCCTTCTGGAAGCAATAGAGAGCCTTCGCCGCTGCATTGGCGAACGGATCTTGTTTCGCTTGCCCTCGCTCGAACGCGAGGCTGTATCGTCCGGCGGGAATCAGCAGCGTCGGAGGCGCCAGATGAGTGTTGTTGAGGGCGCGGCAGGATTCGAGCGCCAAGAGGAACGCAGGCGCATCGTTTATTACTCCATCCCCTATCGCGCCAAAATCCTTGACGTTTACAGCCGGGCGAATGCTGGAGACGGGGGCCTTACCGAAATTGCCTCCCGAATCCTCACCATAGATTTCCGTGAGTGTTCTGGACGGGTATGAATTTGCCTTGCCCATCTACTGCACTAAGATTTCGGAGCCGTTTTCATCCAGGATCGACGTACCGCCCTCGTCAAGTAAGGGCTCCATCTAACTGGCACCTATGGCCTGCATGTACGTCAAAACAGCGTTGTAAAAGGACGATTCGAGACCTGATAGGGAAGCGCCCCAGGCTGCGACGCTGATCTGACGTGTGCCGAATGACGTGGCATTCGCCGCGCAAACCCACTGCTCGACGCTCGGAACCGAAGTCGACACCACACCGCTTGCCGTCCCGACCTGAGCACCGTTCAGGAATAGGCGACGATCGGCAGAGCCTCGACGCTGGACACCATAAAAGCCGATCGAATTTGTATTTGCGGTCGAGATGGACGAGGCTGCGGCATTGTTCATGTCGCCCTGCAACTGGTCGCTTCCGTTCCTGCCAGTCAGGAAGGCTCGCGGCGCCGTCGCATTACCGAGATCGGCGCCGGCTGAGGCTAAGTTGGTTCGACTCCACGCCCACGCCGAGGCGCTATTCAGCGTAAAATTTACCCCGTTGGTGCTGGGCGTATATTGTGTCCGCAAATAGGACGAGGAACCGTTTCCTGTGTAGCCCTGATCGGCGGCAAACGTCGGGCTACTCACCTCGATCAGGTCGAACGTTCCTGGGTTCTTCCAATTGACGCGCCCGTTCTGACTGGCGGCTGCCGCCGTCACATAGAACAGGTCAAGCGCAGACCAGATTCCGGCAGATTTCAAGCCCCCCACCAAATTGTCGATCAGCGCCTTGCGAGCGTTGGTTGGAGCCGGGCTGAACGCAGCAGCAATGGCAGCGGCCTCTGGGTTTACGAAGCGGTAGCCCACTGACCCAAGGGAACCGAGGTGCCCCATCCCACGGCCCATTGCGCCGAGTTTTCCGAAACTCATTGATTTTTCTCTCTTAAGATGCGGCCATTCCTATGGCCCGATCGAATGCGCGAGATGTGAGATTGATCAACACCGTACTGTTTGGCCAAAGCATGCTGTGGAATGCCCTTGGCCGATCTGATAGCCAAGACATCTTCATCTGATAGCTTGCGCGATTGTCGCCCCTTGCTGACCTTATCGGCCATATTGTCAGCGTTCGTGCCAATAAACAGGTGGCCAGGGTTTACGCACCGCCTGTTGTCGCACTCATGCAAAACATGCATCCCCAATGGGATGCTTCCGTTCGAAAGCTGATAAGAAAGGCGGTGCACGCGATGCGATTTTTTGTCCATCGTCAGCAGCCCATATCCCTTGGGATGGATTGCCCCAATCCAATTCCAACAACCGTCCGTCTTCTCAACCTTGCTCCAAAATCGGTCCATGGATTATCTCCGCTGCAAATCAGCGCATTTTACCATCTTCGGATTCGCAGAGGAAACTCCGGCAACAGTTCATGCGACGTATCCACGGAAAAGCCGCCCGAAGGCGGCTGCGTTGGTCAGATTGTAGGGTGGGTTAGCGACGGTATTCTTTGGTGGAGACCTCGCCGGCACAGGCCAGATAGCCGGCGCCGTCGATCCAGTCGTCTACGTTGATGCTCCCGCTCTTGGTGCGGGCGATCTTGAGCAGCGCCATCATGTGCGGCACGTCTGCGACACTCATCGGTTGCTCGAGCTTGAGATAGGCGCTCCATAGAGCTGCCACATGAGCGAAGTGCTGATGCATGTCGCCGTGCGACTCTGCCCGGTCCCCGCCGACGAGTTCGGCTGCCTTGTTGGCGATCTCTGGAGCGTTCATCCAATGGCCTCGCAGATCATGCTAGCCGCGCGTTGCGCCCGAACCGAGTCCGAGAACTTCATGCGCTTATGCTTTGCACAGCGCTGGTCCTTCCACGGCTTGCACATGAGGCAACCGGAGCGGGTCGATTTGGGGCGCTTGCGTTTAAAGTTTGCCATTCTTCACCATAACACGAAAACCCGAATCCGCCTAGAACTAAAGGTGTTTTCGCCAATACAAAGAGTGCGGGAAGGCCCACTTTGCTTCCGGCTCGAACAGCCGATATCCGGCGCGGATGAAGTTGTTGGCAGAGCGGACGTTGTCCGTCGTGTCCGACACGATCATGCCCCAGCCATTCGATCGAGCCCGCCGCTCAAGAGCGCGCATGAACCGCAACTGGAGACCGTGGCCGGAGTGCTCGGGTACGACACCGACGCGGGTAAAATACCCGGCTTTCGGGAAGACCGACGGCACCAAGCCTGCGAATGCGACCGGCTTCCGATCTCTATAGCAGAGCCACCAGTGCCCCTCTTCGAAGCTCGGCACCTTGGCCTCGTCAAGGAATGTCAGGCCATGCAATTCCGCGAGCGTGTCCTCCTCTTCGACCCCGTCCACTTCACGGATTCTATACACGGATCAGCTCCCCACGGAATGATACGCGCTTGTCGTCCCACTTGGTCACAAGCTCTGGCTGAAGCAGCACGCCATCTCGATAGGTCAAGACCGTGAACCCAGATCTCCAGTCCAGCGGCGCATCCTGCGTGTAGCTGAACGCACGATGGTCCTTGTCAGCCACCATGCCAGCGTCAACGCCAAAAACGTCATAACGGCGATAGTTAGAAATACATCGCAGGCCCTGCCGATGAAGATGCCCGTGGACCGTGTGGACGCCCGCGTTGAGCGTGAAGTTTCGCGTTGCATTCACGCCGCCGCCTTGCGGGATGTGCTTGACCATCGTCGCCCCGCCCTCAACGCCCTCGTTGATGAAGCAGGACATTGCCTTCTGCCAGAGCGGGAAATGGTCGCTCAAGTGTACGCCCTTGACCCCGCGATATTGCGGGATCGAGTTGGCAATCATAGATTCAAACCGGGCGTCGTGATTACCTAAACACCAGAATTTCTGCGTGCCGCGCTTGCAGGCCTTCACGATGTCGTTGAGGTGGTCTTGAACAGCCTCGATTTCCTCCTGCGGATCTGGCGCGCTCTCCCAGCTCTGGGGGTGTCGGCTGATCCTCGGGAAGTCCATCACGTCGCCGTTGAGGATGACGGCGGCAGGTTTCAGGTCCGCAACGAACTTCTTGAATGCGCGGAGGCAAGTCGATTCCGCGCCTGGCCAGATATGGAAGTCCGACCCTATGATGACGACGCCGCTCTTGATGTCGTAAGGGACGCGGCCGGGGGCCGTAGGTCTTCCCCTGGTCGGGGCGTCGATCGAGCCGTAGCGCTTTTCCAAACGCTCGCGTCGGCCGTAGACATTGCGCTCGGTTATACCCAGAGCCTGGGCTGTGCGTTGCGCTCCGATTGAATTGAACAGTGAAATAAACTCGTTGTCCGAACAGCTTTTGATGCCTGGACTACCCATCAGGTCAGCGCCCCTGGAAGGAAGCAGCGCACCACAGGATTCCCATCGGAATGATATAGCCACACCAGAGCGCGGCCATCCTTGTTCGGGACAGGAACTATTGCGGCCGGCGGCACCTCGAGCCATTGCCCCTCAACAAACACCTCGTAGCCGTTGTCTTTTGACCGCCATTGAAGCTCGTCAAGGTGTGTGGCGTCTTCAGAAGGCCCGCCGCAACACGGCCCCCTGCCGCTCCGTAGCGAGCTATACCAATCGTCGAGTCCTGGCTTGTTGCGGTCGTGAGCCGGGCTGATATTCACGCTGAACAGGAGGACGATGATCCCGAGAACGACAGCGGCAGCCAGAGCGAAAGAGCGGTTTTCTGTGCTCAATGCTTCACCCAATGGTCGAGGCCGTATTTGATTCCTTCCCAGAGGAAGAACAGCACGCCGGAAACGATCGAGCCGCCGAGCCAGATGTATGAGGAAACGCGCCCCTCAAAGCTCTCCAGGCTGGCAATGCGTTTTTCGTGGTCGGCGCCGGCTTTGAGTGTGGTTTCGATCGCGCCAAGCCGCTCGTAGATATCCAGAAGGATCGTCGTCTCTGTCTTGTCTGCCACCGGGTATTCCTGAGGTTCCTGTTAAGACATTCCCGGTAGGGATATTCCTAGCCGGAGCCCGGTTCAGCGATCGGGCATCGGTTAGGGTCGTTGCCGCGGTGCCACCCGCCGGCAGCGGCCCGCTATCGTTTGATGATGTTGGCGATGCCGCTAAAGAACATGCCGGAGATGACAATCATCGCAATCTCGGCAGTCCCGCCCGTGAGCGGATCGGTTGACCATTCATAGCCGAATGCTGGCCCGATCACCTTGTCGCAGGCGGTCGCCTTGAAGAACCAGATGGCAACGCCGTAGCAGCAGATTGACGGCGGCGAGAGCGGATGCCCGATCCACGCCGTCATGGCCTGCGCTTGCGCCGACGCGATGCTGCCTGCCGATTGAATGGCAGTGATCGAGACATCCTTCGACTTGTTGTAGGCCGTGACTGCCGCAGTCGCGAGCGAGGTCAAGCCGCCGAAGATGATGCTGAGCATCAGCGCTCCCAACCCCTCTTGCGAGCCAACGCATACCAACCCTCGCAAATGACGGAGCAGAGCAGGCCAACTCCAAGCTCGGCAACGGTCATCACGTCAGGGTCGGTCACGTCGATGGACAGGCCGGCCTTGGTGATCAGGGCGGCGCCGACGTAGCGCAGCAGAACGCGCGTCAGCGGCCCCGCAAGCTCGCTCACAGCCTGGCCTTCAGCTTCTGGATCTTGTCGTTGAGCGCGCCGACGTAGTCCTCAGCACCCTTGAACCAGACGGTAACAGGCTCACGCGCGAACCAGATGAGGGCGCCACCAGCAACGAAACCAGCGATGAATTCGATCATTTACTTTCTCCTGAAGATGTTGAGGATTGCAGAGAAGAAGGCGCCCAAAGCCGATGACGTTGAGGTGGGTTTCGGACCAGCCTTTGGCGTGATGGGGACGATCTTAGCGCCCGTGAAGGTGATGGTCGGGTCAAGCGCCATCATCGACAGCAGCATGGCGACACAGCCGAGCTGCTGATCCACGTGGTTCGGATCGTACTTGCCGTCAGCGACGTATTTGCCGGACTTGTACTGGTTGGTGCCGGCCCAGAGGTACGGGCTTGGAACGCCTTTGTTGGCGTAGCCCATGCCGTTGTAGAGCTCGAGCGCGATCAGAACGCCGGCCAGCGACCAGTCCTTGCGCTTGGCGAGGTGCGGGTGGCAGTTGAGCAGCGCGTCGATCGCCGCCTCTTCCCAGGAGCTGAACGGACCGCGGCCGGCGGGGACATGGATCGAAACCCTATTCCAAGGATCGCCCTGGGCCAGCGACCGGCCCCAGTTCTGGGATGATTCCCGTTCATGGATGACGGCGATCACCGCCCACGGGACGCCGGTCTTGGCTTCAACCGCCTGATACCGTTTCTTGGCCGCCACAAGCGATGTAGCGACCTTGTCGCTCAGGGTCTTCCGGGTCAGTTTGGCATTTTGCCAGCGGGTTAGGCTCGCCCGCGTGAGGGCGTCGAAGTCTACCATGGGTTGACTCACTGTTGAGGTGGAGTAGCTTCAAGCGCATGCTTGAAGACGTTCATTTCCTGGCGCGATGCCTGCGATACAGATTCCGCACCGAGCGGCAGCAGTTGCGGTCGCTGCTCTGTCTCGACTTGACCGGCGCCACCGTCCTCGACATCGGCGCCAACAAGGGCATTTATTCTTATTGGCTGTCCCGTGCGGTTGGCCCGTCCGGCCGCGTGATCGCCTTCGAGCCTCAGCCTGAAATGGCCGACTACATCAGCCGGAGGCGCTTGCGCAATGTCGATGTTGTCAATGTTGCGCTATCGGATCACGCCGGACTGGCTGCCCTGTCCCGTAAGCGTGTGGGCGATGGCAGCGCGTCTCTTGGCCGGAACATTGGGGACACGATCGACGTTAAACTCGCACGGCTTGATGACTTCAGCCCCCTTCAGAACCTGAAGTTCATCAAATGCGATGTTGAGGGACACGAACTCAGTGTTTTCCGGGGCGGCGAGAAGCTATTACGAAGCGCACGCCCCATTATTCAATTCGAAAGCACGCCGGACGAGATTGAGCCCATCCAGTCGTTTCTTCGGGGCCTCGGCTATTCTGGCGTGATGTTTGGCGAGAACGAATATCTTGCGGTCGAGGACATTAAGAAAGTGCCGCACCGCAAGTTTGGCTTCGGCGGGCACCGTGATTTTCTGTTCAGCCCTAGATAATTCTTAAAAGCTTGTTGGCAACGATCGTAGGCTGGACGGTCACGATCGGAGTGCTCGTGCCTCCCTGCGCAGTGCCGGTGAAGGAATACTGGCTCCCGTTGACCGACACACTGCTGTTGGTGACGAGAGGGATAGTATTCGCACCGCCCGTCGAGACGGTGATAGTGCTTGTGTTCTTCTGGAAGTTAGAATCGCTGCTTAAGCCTGTTCCGCTGATGGAGCCGGACGGCGTATAGGCCGGCAGGTTTGCCGTGACGAGCGTCCGCGATTGAGCACCGCCGGCATCGCCGAGAGTATCAATACCCGCAACGGCATCCGTCAGGCGTCCGGCTGCGACGCCGCCCATTGAATCTGACCCGGCCACTACGCGCCCGCGAAGATCTGGAACGTTGAACGTGGTCGAACCATCTCCTGCCCCGTAGGTCGTGCTGAACATTGCGAACAGCGTCGAGTAGGTCGTCCGGGAGATTGCTTGCCCATAGGCAAGAACAAACGAGCTGTTCGGGGCAGTCGAACCCCAGAAATCGACGCTGGCACCGATCGGGATAGAATAGGGATTGGTGAAGAACCCATGAAGGTAAAATGCTGCATCGCTCGAATTGTATAGCACTGCGTAAGGCGTGCCCTGTACCAGAACACCCGCCGGGAGTTCGACCGATGGGGCCGAGCGAAGGGGCTTCGCACCCAACCCATCCACATTAAGCGTTACGGTCGCGCCGTTGGTCGTGTGGGGCGTAAAAGCGATGACTTGGCCGTTAAGGTGGGCAAGCGAGTCGAACACCTGGTAGCTGGTTACTGTGTAGGCCGTCGAGGTGCCGCCAGTGGCAATCGCACCTGCGATATCGTCTCGGTATGCCGCCGTCGAGGCCATCATGGCACGGGCCGAGTCGTTGACCGCGCTCGGCGCCATTCCTTCTGCCCAATTTATAGTTGAGTCGGCCGTGGCGTTGCTGGCCGCGGTGCGCGACCAGTTGTAGAACGGAAGAGCCATCGATTAGACCTTTGCGAAGATCGGAGCGCGCTGCTGCAAGGCGTTGCGCAAGCCAGTCAGGTTGACGGGGCGGCGTTGGGCGAAGTGGATCTGAGGGGCCTGCATGGCCTGCTCGGCGGGGATCTGTGCGAAGAAGCCGGGATCGGCCTGGGCGGCCTGCTGGGGTGCCTGTTGGGGGAAGATCGGAGGCTGAAGAAGCCCGCCGGGGATGGATGGGGCGGACTTCCCTGGAGCGGGCGCCGGGGCTTGCGCTAGAGGGCCGCTTGCTGGGGCTGCGGGGGCCGCCTGTGCGGACTGGGGCTGGCCGGCAAACCATGCCGCCTCTTTCTGGCGACGCGCTACAAGGCCCGGATTAACCTCCCCGCCGGCCTTGTTGTACTGAAGGAAGATCTCCCTCGCCTTGTCGTAGTCGCCGGCCTTGATCGCCTGTCCGAGGCCGGATTGCTGCCAACCCGGACCTGCGTTATAAGTCAGGGATGTAAGGGCGGCTCGAACGCCAGGCGGCAGATTTGGATTGAAGGCATCGACGCTGGCTGCGGCTTTGCTGGTTTCCTCTAGGAAGCGTTGCTCATGGACCGCCTTCAACTGATCCGGCGGAATGTTCTCGTCGCCAGGCTGAGCCTTGGTACCGTAGCCGGAGCTGCTCTGCTTGTAGTCCCAAGCCGGGGCGGCCGAGTAACCCTCGAAGCCCTTGATGGCATCAAGCAAGGATTGGTCTAGCGCCATGTGGTGGTATTGCCTTCAAGGTCTGATCATGTTTGCGGTCATGGCTTCGAACATCCACTATCAATGGACGCCGAACGGACTAATTCCGGCCCTATTGGGCTACGGGCTGGCCTACGGGCTGACCTATCTGCTGTCGCAGGGGTGGCGCCGAGAGGGCTAGGGTCTGCAAGATGGCCTGCGTCTTCGTCGGCAATTGAGCGACAAGCTGGGGCGGCAGTTGAGCGGCCACCTGCTGGGCCAGCGGCGACCTCGACCGGACGAGCGAATCCAGCGTCTTGATCGCGCTCTTGGTCGACATATCGCCGATCTTCTTGGCGAGATAACCGGCAGCAGGAAGCGCAACCGCGCCGAACGGGCCAGCGGCGCCGTAGCCAGCGCCAGCGCTCATTGCACCAGACACGCTGCCCGTAGGAGCGAGCTTGCCGAGATAGCGAGCCGCATTGCCAGCCGGCGTTCCTCGAGCAACCTGGTTCATCGCGTCGATCTCGGTCTGATTGAAGCCGAGACGCTGAGCCTTCGGAACGATGTCGTTATTGACCGGCCGCACAAGCTGCTTGATGGCTTGACGGAGGGCGTTGTCCTCGTTCGCGCCAGAGCCGGCCGTCGCGGCATTCAGATCGCCCAAGGCTGCCTTGCCCATGACCGTATTGGAGCGCTTGCTGGCGGCGTAGTTGCCAACCGCGTCCTGCATGGTCTTGCTGTAGGCCGCGGCATCGCCAGCGATCACGTCCGCCGCGGTCAAGCTCTTCTGCGTGCTCACCAACGTATCGAGGGCTTTGCGGGCGGCCTCACGGGTCGGCGCATCCGGGCTCATCTTCAGGTTCGTGAGCTGCTTACGAATGAGCTCTACCTCATTCATAGGAACGGCGGTCGGCGGCAGCCCAGGAGCCGATTGACCTAGAGCTTCAAGCCGATCGACGGCCTTGAACACGGGGGCCTGCCCCTCTGGGTCGAAACCCCTCAGTGCAGCGCGCATGTCGGCCGCAGCCGCGCTGGTGAAATCAGGCTTTACGACAAGGTTCATGTCCTCGGCTGACTTGAATTGCCCTCTTGCCGTAGAGAGCAGATCTTGTGCGGTTGGGATGGTACTTGCCGTTGAGCGAGCCGTGCCCATCTGCTGGAATTTGCGAGCCGCAGCAGACGCACCGCCCGCACCGAGCAAGGCGCCGGCAACCTCACCATAAGGCCCCGCAACCGCCCCGCCCGCCTCGCTCGCAACCGCTGGAATGGCAACCCGAGTTGCTGCCTTGAGCGCCAGCCCCTCAGGACCGCCGATCAGCGCAGGAGCGAAATCTGCGGCCTTCTGGAGAAGCCGCCCCGGCTCGTGCTGGGCCTGATAGTCAGAGCCAAGCGACTGACGGATAGCCTCTGAGCCGTATTCCGATCGCGGCGTCAGGTTGTCGCCAAGCGCGCGAAGACCAAGATGATAGAGATCGCCGGGCAGGCCAAGAGCGCTTGCAGCAATACGGCCCGGAACGGTCTTGGCCGAACTCGCAAGGTCCTCGCCCATGCCAACTGACGGGGCGGGAGCGGCCTTCGGCAGCGACTTGGCGATCTCCTCGACGGTCGCGTTCTGCTGTTCGGGGGCCAGCTTGAGAAAGCTGTCGTCAACCGATACGCGCGTGCCGCCGATATCGAGAACGGGCATTATTGCACGATGCTCCAGCTCACGCCTGATTGAGTGGTGTTGCCCCCGGGGGATTTGTAGCCGGGGCCGGCCGTCTTCTTCATCGCTTCCATGGCGACGCGCCGGGCTTCTGCCTTTTGGGCGACCACGCCGGGACCGTCTCCGGGCTGAGGGAAGAATTGGCGGTCATATTGCGTGTATTCATCCTTGCCGATCGCAGCGCCAGATTCCTTGCGGAGCAGAGCCGTCACCCACTCACGCTTGGACTGTTCCATCTTCTGGAAATTCTCTGTTTTCAGGAAGTTGCCGACGCCTGGGATAGCGCCTGTGGCGCTCTGCGTTGCACCTGAAAGCCCAAGACCCTCGTTGCTCACCTTGCCGAAACTCTTTTCTGCATTCTCCATGCGGTTTCCGAACTGCTCGGCAGCGCCCTGCACTTCGGTTTTTTTACCGCCGGCAGCGTCCGCGTTGATCTTTGCAATTTCGTTCGCAAAAACCTTGCGTCCAGCAGCATCGAGACCGGCGGGATACGGAATGATCTTGCCGTCAGGGCCGGCTACCCCCTGGCTATTGGTCTCCCCACCGCCAAAGGCAGTCTCGACCTTGCCCGTTTGCGGATCTGTCCGAACGAGCGTGCCATCATCTAGCTTTGTGAACCCGTAATTCTTCTTCTCGAGCGCCTGCGCAAGAATGGTCTTACCGGCCTCCGGGTTCAGAACGGCAAGCATTGCCTTCTGACGCCCCACCAACGGGACAAGAGCCTCATATTGCGCAGTAAGGTTTTGTTGCGCCTGAGATCGCGTATCATTCCCAGTCAGTTTCGCAATCAGACCGTTCGGATTGAATATGCGGCTGAGTGGTGACGGCTGCGTCAGAGCGGGTGGAAGCGTGGACTGTTGGGGGGTGTCAGCCGGCATTTGTCCTTGCGCTGGCACCGCATTCGACGGCGTCATTGCCTGCTGCGGAACGAACTGATCCGGGTTGCCGATGCGAGGCATCTGATAATTGCCAACCGCGATCGAGTTCTCGGGCTGCGGAGAAGGCTGTTGCGGTTGAGGCGCCGGCCGAGCCATCGGCCAGCTAGGCGTCTGCATGATCGGAGACGCGCCAGTAGTGAAGACGGACGGTGGCGCCTGGGGTTCCTGAGGCGCAATGTTGATGCCAGTGAACGAGCCCATCGCATCATACTGCGGGCCGCCGGCACTCGCCTGCGGCTGCGGCATATTGCGGTAATAGTTCGCAATATCGCCCAAAAGGCCCGCTCCAACCGTGCCGATTGGATTTGTGATGTAGTCGAGAAGACCAGCCATTGATGTCCTATAGGAAGTTCAAGAGGCCCATGACGCCACTACCGGAAGAGCCGCCCTGACCATTGTTCGCGAAGCTTCCAATGCCGCTCATGATCTTGGAGAACTGATCGACACCGGACATCTGGTTTTCCGTCGAGCTCTTGCCGCTCGAGGTGCCGCCTAGACCCGCAATGGGAACGCCGATCTGGGCCAGCAAGCCGAGATTCTGAAGCGGGATGCCGAGGCGCTGAGCTTCTGCGGCCAGGTTCGATTTGGCGCCCTCGTTCATGGCATCAAGGCCAGTTCCGACCGAAGACACGCCAGTGCCACGGTTCGAGTTGTAAAGGCTCTGCAACCCGGTATTGAGGCCCGCCGTGGTGTTGCCGGCGTTGTAGAGGTTGCCGGCCGCTCCCTGCTGGTTCTGGACGTTCTGGTTGTACTGAGCCGCGATCGTCGGCGCGATGCCCTGCATAATGCCACGGCCAAGGGTCTGTGAATTGGCGCCGCTGAAGTCCCGACCCGCCGCCGCAAACGTGCCATTGGTGGCGTTCGTAATGTCGGAAACCGCCGTGTTAATCGCGTCCTTGAACCCCGCCGTGTCATACGGATTATAGTTGGTGTTCGATGCCAGAGGGTTAGTCTGGTTATAATACTGCTGATAGGCGTTGTTGATCGCGCCCTGCTGGTTCAGCGCTCCACCACCGTTGAGCATGTCGGTGGTGTAATTCTGGATTGCGGGCTTATATGCGTCCGCCGTGGCGTTGTTCTGCTCGATCGTGTTGAGCGCCTGGCTCTGCGTGCTGGTCAAGCCGGTTTGCGGCAGGTAGCCATTGAGTTGCCCAAGGATGCCCTTGAGCGTGTCCTGTGCCGGCGCCCAAGGGTTGGTCTCGGACGACTGTGTGGTGGTGCTCGTGCTCTTACCGCCCAAGGCGCTTCTCCAGGATGACGTGTTCGGCTCGATAGCCGCTTAACACCCGCTCCCAACCCTTGCGGCCATAGATCCGCATGGAGGAGCAGCCTTCGTTTTCCGCGTATTTCTCAATCTGTTCGAACAGTGGCAGCCATTGCGCCCGGTCGTAACCGGAGCAAGCCGTTAACACGCAAACCTTATGGAACGGCCTCACAAGCTGCGTGGTCGCAGCCGCCATGATCTCGCTGCCGTTCCAGGCGATCCAGACAAGCTGCATTCCCGTCAGAACATCGCTCTCGATGTCCGCGAAGCTGCTCAATCCTGTCCGTTCGACCGCCGCCCTGATCTTGTCCCGCACATGCGGCCACATCTCATCGACCAGAGATGGATCGACGCAGATAAGCTCAGCGCTCAAACGTCACGCCCACGGCGGTCAATCCAGCCGATCGTGTTGAGGTACATCGACCCGTTTGAGCCACTCGATGTTGCTCTCACCTGCGCTGAGGTGTTGGTCCTGACATATGCTCCGGTCACGCCAGGATGCGTGCTATCGACGCTGTAGAGCGTGGAATCTGTCGCGGTCGTTACCGAGGGGGCCGTGATATCCGGCGAGGACACGAACAGATAGTTGCTTGCGCTGACGTTGAACCAAAGAATGGACAATTGCGCCGAAACCTGAACGCCGGTCGGAACTGTAAGAGTGTAGAGCGTCCCCGACGTTCCAGGGTTCTGCGCGTTCGCGTCGTTGACGATCGTATCCCACAGGAACTCATCGCCAAGCTGAATGAACTTGGTCCACTGCGCCGAACCATTGGTCTTCATGGCGCCAATGCGGCGCTTGAGCGTATAGCTCGTCGGCATCGTTGGAGACGATGCAGAAGTCGAAACAAGGACGTCCACAACGCCAGTATCAGTCCGCTTGATCAGAAAGACATGATACCAGGTGCTATTCGCGATCGACCCTGTGTCGAGGCCGCCGTTTCCTGTACCAACAGCCCAGGCACTCGTGGTCTTGCTGATGGCTGAGGCCAGGCTCATAAGGGACGAGCCGGCGCTGTCGGCAGCGCCACCGGCAGCAACCGAGAAGGTTGCGCTTGATCCCGCTGTCGATAGGGTCAGCCCAAACAGATGCCCTGGGGTCAGCACCAAAATATTCGCAGTATTTGCGGAGATTGATGCCGTATTCGTCGCAATGTCTGTCGTTGCAGTAGCAATCGCGCTGGCCTGCTGCTGCAAGGCCATGTTCTGCTTCTTCTGGTCGGTCTCGAGCGTACCGGGCGCGTAGACCATCAGGTCAGGCCCTCGGTCCTGACGTCAGGTTCAACTCCGGCCGCGAACGACCACGAGGTTGAGGCGGGGATGCGGATCTTGAACCTGGAATACCGTGTCGAGCGCCGCATGTCGCAACGGCCAGTCCGCGAGTTGCGCGCGACCTCCACCGTCGAAGTGGGCGTGTCCTGCTGCGTCTCGCGGTAGGAACAAGTGCCGTAGAACGTTGGAGCATCAGTCACGGGCCTGAACCCGTTCACGAAGATGCGCCTCCCATCCGTACCCTGCTCTGCGCTCTCGAGCGTTGCTTCCAGGTTTGCCCCAGAGAAAAAGCCCATCTTGTGAGCGCTAGAGAATTGAGCGATCAGGGGCTGAGTAGCCACCGCGAAGCTGTCAAGCGAGGCGGCGAGCGCGTCGATCGACGACGAGATGGAGTCCAAGCCCTCCAGCGTAATGCCGGGCTGCGAAAGACCGAGCAGATATTCCCCGCTCATATCGATCGGGAAAAATCGGTCCAGAACGTAGTCGTACCCAATGATTTTGTCGTAAAGCCCCGTCAGTCCGGAGGTGGACTTGTAGGCCCAGAACACGCGCGTAGACCTTGGGTCAGATGCTCCGATGAACATCCGCAGCTCGGTCTTGTCGAGATCGGTAAAGAACGTGCGGTCAACCTTCTCTCGCCCGATCGGCTCTGGAAGCCCGCCGGGAGCGATCTTGAAGAAGCCCTGCGCAGAGTGGAAGAACGTATAGATGCCTGCCCTGACGATGCTGTATGGCGCGAACAGGCCCTGATCCTGCGCGATGCGCTCGATCTGGAAGATCAGGTCGGAGCCGGGGATGTAGGACATCCGCCTGATAGCCTGATCCTGAAACACGGTCCCGAACTCGCCGCCGGCCACGCCGCGGACAACGCCGCCGTCCGGAAAGTCCTGATAGTCCGACTGATCGACGCCCGACGTCCATCCAGTCGTGTCGTTCAGCGCGGACCACTGGATGCGGAACGGGTTGGACAACAGCCCGGATAGCACCAAAAAGCGGCCCACCACAGAGATATAGGACGCCTGGGGAGGAGAGCCGGCGTTGTCCGCAAAAGCCGAGGATGTGCCGAGCGTGTAGGTTTGCAGAACGGCGTTTTTTTGCGTCGCCTTGACGAGATTGCCGAACTGCACGAACTGCCACTGCGCGTCGCTCGACAGTTCAGAATAGAGATGCGTAACCGAATGCGTTCCGGTACCAGTCGTCGCCGTGTTGATCGCAGCTCCACCTGGCGTTGCCGAGATCGTGTAGGTATCAACGGACAGAACCGTCTTGACGTAGTAGACCGTTCCTGCCGTGATCGCCGCAGGAAGCGCGCCGCCAGAGTTCGAGAACACCTTCGGCTCGTTGGCCAGCGAGTCGTGGGCGACTTCCGTAATGACGCCGGGAGACGCCGCCGATATCGTGCAGGTCGTGGTCTTAGAGACCGGAATCCACGAATAATCGGTGTTGTTGGCGAGATAGAGACGCTTGGATGTGCCCGCGAAGACAGCGACCGAGCCGTCAGATTTCAGCGCGTAGAAGCCGCCTCGGCAGGTATCGGGAAGCGCCTGCGAGAGAATGGCGAAGTCAGGAAACGGGCCATAGCCGTCCGCCCGCGGCAGCACGTTGTTGATGTCGTGCGCGTTGGTCTGGCTCTCGTAGTCGCTGGCGTCCGGATGCCATGCGCCGAAAGGCAGAAGCGGCATTAGGGTGTTTGACCAAAGACGCGAACAGCCATGCCGCCGCGCTCGTTGAAGTCAGCCATGAGGATTTCGCTGAACACCTCGTCGCGCCGCGCCTTCCAAAGGCCAGCAGGGTCAACGTCCTTGTTGAAGGCGTTGGCTTCCGCCAATGAACCAAACAGATAGGCGTCGAAATGGCTGGTATAGAGCCAGTTCAGCGCACTCTCGACGGCGGCGGTACGTTGATTATAGAGAAGATTGACCGCCGTATCGTCAGAGGGGCGGACTTTAAGAGACGTGCCCTCGATCGTGTAGAATGATGGCGTCCCACTCGGAACGGTCGGGAATAGACCTTCCAAATAGGTCGGATGGGCATAGCTCAGCTCAACGCGCGGGTCTCCCGTCCAGGTCGCACGCACGACGCCAAAGAAGTCGGTTGGAAGCGTGGCCGTGCCCGACGACGGTGTGAGCGTGGTGCTTGTCTGCGTCGGCCGCACCTTGAGCCTGCGCGCCGCGGAGCATTCGAACAGCCGAATGAAGTCAGGAATGTAGTTGGTCAGGTCGTCCCGTGCCAGCCAATTGGCAATCTGGCTTTGAAGATCGGCATAGGTTGAGAATGACATTAGCTACCAAACCCCAAGACGCCGTTAAAGGACGCATCCGTTCGAAACGCCCGATACTGAGGATCTTGCAGCTTGCGCTCCACCATCTGGAAGAACTCGTCGGAGCCGAACTGCATGTTGATGTTGCCTCGGTCCCATTCCTCGTTGAGCCATTTCTCGAGGATCACGTTCGGGACGCTGGCGACGTGCCGGCCCCAATCGCTGCGCTGCTCGAGCGTTTGCAAGGTCTTGTTGTGCTCAAGGATCGGCTCAACGTCCTGCACGCGCTCGATGACGATCTTGCTGCCGTCTGCGTGGTAAAGCGTGCTGACTGTCACGAGACCTCTGTCACATGCAGGGTGCCGCCGGCGGAGACCTGGATCGCGGAAACCTTCTCGCCGGAACGAATGGTGAAGTATTCCGGAGCGTCAGCAGCCATATAGACGTCAGAGGTCGTAGCGGTCGGGCTGCTACCGATCTTGATATAGGCGGCGCTCGTGACGACAACACGCACCTTCTGAACGCCCGTTGAGATCGCGTTATCGATCGTTCCAGCCGTTCCGGTATACGCCTTGCTTTGGTGCGTCCCGAGATAGCCCGTGCCCCAATACTGCGTAGCCATGCGGCTTAATCCCTGTCGATCACAATTTCAAAATGCGTAATGCAAGTCGTGTCGCAGGCGCCGGTCGTGACGATGCCGATATAATCGCCCTCGTTGACGTAGTTCGCGCCGGTCGGAATGGCGCTGTCCACGTCACCAGCGGCAGAACCGGATTGCGTTACGGTGATGGTGCTGCCGGTGACCGCTGTTCCGTTGATGGTCAGAGAGACCGAGCCATCCGCAGTCGTAATTGCGTTATCGATAGCCGAGTAGTAACGGACGATACGACCACGCCAGGGGCTCGGGATGTAAACCGTGTCCGACGTGGAAAGGTCGGGCATGGTCGCATGAATGGAAACCTCATTCAGGGGTCGGTTAGCCGGAAGTGCCATTTGAATCATCTCCAATAGGCCTCAGCATATCCGATATCGAGGCCGTGTAGGTTTTCGAGCCGATATGGCCCAGGGTTACGTTCGGGTCTAAGAACGTCTCAAACCCGAGGTCTTTCACATCGGCAAAAAACGCCATGTCCTCGCCGCGAGCGAAACCGTCGATCTCATCGCAGCGGAACATGTGAGCGATCGGCTCGTCAGAGCCGTTGAACTTGAGCTTTGGCGATTTAGCCGCCATCGCCTCGATGACGCGGCGGTTCATGACGGTAAAGCCAATGCCCCAGCCGCCGATTTTCAGGCAGCCGTATTCATTGCTTTCAATCTCTCCGCCTATTGAGGGATCGAGAAAGAAGACAATCGGGTCACGCTTTGCAGGATAAGCCCCGCCAACCACGTCCATCTTTGTCGCAAGCGCGCAAAGCCGCAGAAAGTCCTTGGCCTCCCACTCAATGTCGGAATCGACCCAGAACAGGAGCGACTTGTCCGACTTCAGGAAGGTATGGGCGATCTTTGATCTGGCGTGGGTGACGAGAGAATTCCCGACCTGCAACTGCACCTCGAACGGGATACGCTGCGCCGTGAGAAGGTCTTGCGTAGCCAGAAGCGAGGCAACAGTGCCGGCCGGGATATCCCGATGCGTGGGCATGGCGAGCATAACGCTGACGCCCGCCATGTCCATTTTCATGTTTAGCTGACCGTCGCGCTGAACGGGGTTGCTTCGGTGCCGGTCGGAGCCGTGAACAGCTTGACCGAGAAAATCCCGGTCTTGACGTCCTCGATCTCCACGATGTCACCCACAACGCCGCCAAGCGTGGTGCCGTTGAGCGTGATCGTGTCCGAAGTGGCCGAGGTCTTGAAGCCCTCCGCGTTGTCCGAGGTCGTAGTAACACAGAAGGCATAGCCCGCCATCACGTCAGTCGCGTTCGCGACCTTGATGGTGTGGCCGGTGGCCGTTGCAGCAACACCGATCCAGAAGCGGTACTTGTTGCCAGTGCCGGTCGCCTGCGGCAGCGTCACCGCGATTGGCGCCGCCGAGTTGACCACAACCGTACGGTTGGCGTGGGCCGCCGCAGTAACCGTCAGAGACGTTGCCGTGGTCGCGACCGGAGCCGAGACGGCGCCGCCCAGATAGTCTGCGGTGATCGTCTTGGTGCGGCCGGCGCTGGTGTCGTAAACCAGCAGGACGTCAGTTGCAGCCGGAGCCTCCGCAAGCGCGGGGCATTCAGCCTGGAAGGTATAGATCGTGCTCATGTGCTGATGCTCCTTGTCTTACGAGGTGGTCAGGTCGAAGATACCGCCCGAGGACTTCTCGTTGCGGGCCTCAAGCGAGTACTCGGTCAGGATCTGAACGCGCTTGCTGTCGCCGGTGACGGCCAAGTCCTTCATCTTCATGTTGCGGACGGTCGCCATCGCCCACATGTCCATCTGGAGAACCAGACAGTCACGAGCACGCATGTTGCGGCAGGCCATGACCTTCTGCTTGCCGAAGTCGGAATCGTAGAAGTCGACAGAAGCGACGATCTTCTTGGAAGAAGCCTCTTCCATCGGAGTCGCGCGGCCCGTGAAGGTCGAGAACGACTGCTTGTTAAAGCCGCCCAGAGCGATCGTTCCGGGCTTGCCGCCGTTGGTCCAGATCGACTGAAGAACGGTCTTGAGCTGAGACTCGGTGAAGGCGCGCTGGGTGCCGTCAGTGCGGGTGCCCGTGCCGTCAGCCGCCGCCGGGTCAGAACCGGACTTGCTGGTGTTGGTCTTGATCCAGGAGAGGACCGAGGCCACCTTGCGCGCAGTCGCCGCGGCGCCAGCGTTGCGGGCCTGGTTGGTGCCGAACAGGATCGCCTCGAGGTCGATCTTCAGCTCCTGGGTCTTGAGCGCGATCTGGTAGTCCATTTCGCTGCCACGGCCGGCGTGCTCAACGGCTTCCTGCGTGCCCGAGACGCGCGGCACCTTGTCCGAGATCTGGCAATAATTGCCGAGACGAACGGTCGGGGTCGCGGCGTCCGTCACAGCGTCGTCGCCTTCGAGGACGGCGTTCGCGGTGTCGGCGGCGGCCAGGGCCTGGGTCTGCCATTCGTGATAGACGGCAGTGGCCTTGACGCGCTCGATGGCCGAGATCAGGGGGGTGTCAGTCGGCGAGGTCTTGTAGATCTTGTCGATCAAATCCTCGCGGTTGCCGATAGCGTCGTAAGCGCTAAACGTGTTGGTCGGAAGTGCCATGTGTCTTGATCCTTATGCCCGGCGCATGGCCCCGATGAGGGCGCCAAGGTCCTTTGGACTGCCTGAGCGTTCGAGTTTTGCTGAGAGGTTTTGGATGGTTTCCGACTGTGCAGAGCCCGGAGGCTTCGCGGCGCCGGGGCGCAGGACGGGGGGAGCCGGCTTGGCGACAACAGCAATCTTGGCCTTCTGGATATCCCGGAGCTTCAGCCCATCGGCGAGCAGACGCTGAATGCGATGGTCGTAAATCGAGAGCTTCGATTTTCCGGCCGCCAGGTCTGCGAGCTCGTCTGACTTGAAACCAAGTTCGGGAAGCAGTTCTTCAGCCACACGCTTGACCAGCGCGGGGCCCTTCTCCTTGTCTGCAAGCTCAGGGATGAACTCGGCAGCCTTGGCGTTTTCCTCCTGGACGCTCTGCGCCCATTTGGTCTGCGTCTCGGTCGCCTTCCGCTGCTCTGCCTGCTGAAGCTCGGCCTGGACGCCCTGCATCTTCCACTGGTAGACTTGGAACTGCTGGAAGCGGAACGGGTCCTCCGCCTGAAGCTTTTCCACGTCGGCCATGTTCTGGATGTCGGCGAACGGGCTGGTTTCGTGCAGGGCCTGCATCAAGGCCGGAAGTTTGGCCTCATACTCTTGCCTTGCCTTCTCCGCTGCTTCGGCTTGGGCCTGTGCGGCCTTTCGCGTTTCAGCGGCTTCCTGCTGGCTTCGGAGAGTGCCTTTGTCGCGCTCCAATTCGCGCGCAACGATCTTCTGTTGCATGGCGCGGGGAAGGGATTGCCACTCGGCGTCTTCGTCCTTAGACCAAGACTTCGGTCGCTCGATGGGCGGCTCAGCCGCTTCGGCTTCCTTCGTCTCGCCGGGGTCCGTTGCCGGATCGGCGTTGGCTTCATCAGCCAATTTCGGTGCTGCGGTCGCGTCATCCGCGCTCTCGGCAGCTTGTTCTTGTTCCTGCGGCTCCTCACGAGCCTGAGTAAAAAGGGCGCTCAGGTCGCGGGCGTTTAGATCAGGCGCAGATGCGCCCTCGCTCACCGGAGCGATTGCTTGATCAGACATGCATATCCTTGGTTAGACGATGCCGAACCGCTTTTTGGGCTCGGACAGTGTTGCAAGCTCTGCCTTAGCGAGCTTACCGTTTTGAACAACTGAATTCAGATGATCGCGGACCTTGCCGACGACGTTGATGGCAACGAACAGCTTTTCCCGATCGGCCGTGGCGTGGATCGTGGTAGCCCGCCAGGCGTCAATGTAGCTTTTTTCGAGCGTTTCGAATGCTTCCTTGAGCAGATCGTCACCCAGAAGACGTTCTGCGCGAGAGGCGCGGTCAACGGCCTTGGCGAGCTTAACTTCGTCGCTCACTCTCCGCTCTCCGGCTTGCTACGCATCTGCTCCATCTTCTGGCCGTGGGCCTCGGCGCCGGCAACAACCTTGAATGCGCCCGCCGCCATAGCCTGCTGATGCTGCTCACGACGCATCTGCATCTCTTCGTCATGCATCTGCTTCTTGAGCTGGAAGTCCAGCAGCTTCAATTCCCGCTCTAGCTCGAACTTCTGCTGGGCCAGGGCCATTTCGGCCTCGGTCTTGCGATTCTGCGTCGCAATATCGGCCTGCGCCTGAACGCTCTCGATCTGAGCCTTGCGCTCGTCGGCCTGCTTGGCGATCTCGGCATTCGCCACGATCTCCTGGCCGCGCATCTGAAGCTCTTTGTCCTTCATCTGGGCGTCGGCCTGGACCTTGATCAACGCAGGATCAGGCGGCGGCGGAACGGGAGGATGAAGGGGCTGGCCGGTCTGCGGGTCCTTTGCGCTCGGGTCGTTCAGGAACTTGTCGGGGTTCTTATGCCCCATGATCTTCAGCAGCTCAGCGCCGGTATTATACAGGCCCTTGTCGTCAACCAGATTGGTCTTGCCTCCCATCAGCAATTCCTTCTGGAAGTTGGCAATTGCCATGGCTTGCGCGAACTGCTGAGCCTTGCCGCCGGAGCCGAGCCCGACGTTGATGGTCATGTCGTTGCGCGTTTTCCAGTTGCGCGGGTTGACCTCGACCCAGGTATTGCGCAGCCGAACCGTTTCGGCCTGTTGACCGTGCTTACGGATCGTCGCATGTAGCAGCGCGAACATGTCTCGCACGCCCTCAGCCAGGATGCGCGCAATCAGCTTAGTGCGCATCTGCGAGGCCGAGAACACCTGCGCAACCGCGGTCGCGCTCTGGTTCTGCAAGGCGTTGGCGTCGATGCCCTGCGACTGGTTGCTGACGCCCGTCCGCATCTCCCGCGTCGCGTCCATATACTGGAGCGCCGGATAGACGCTGCCGGTAATGTCCTGCACCTGAAGCGGGTTGAGACCGCCCGGAGTCTTGGTCCGAACAATGCCGCCCGGACGGCTCACAAGGAGGTCATCCAGCGTGTTCGGGCCTGCGTGACTCTCGGCGATCTCAGTACGAGCGTTGTTGTGCTGGTAAACGTTGTCCAGCAAGCCGCGGATCAGGGCGGTCTTGATGCGCTGAATATCCATCACAAGATCTGCGACAGACCGGCCAAAGAACCGATGCGACTGCGGGACCGGACTGGCAGCAGCAAACGGGTATTCGTCAACCCGCTCGATGTCTTCCTTGCCCTCGCGCTTGAGGATCATCCCGCCCTCGCCCGCGGTCGTCACCCGATAGATGCAGGGCTTGCCGTTGCCCTCGTAGTCCATGCGGATGTAATGCTCGGTCACGCGGACCAGGCGGGCCATTTCGTTGAGGCTATCGGCCTCGGGGCGCTCCTCGTCCACGCTATCGCGAGACAGATCTTCGGTAGTTGGAGCCGGCGAGCTCGAGGCGATTCCTTTGACCTGCTCGGCGTCATAGCCAAGCCCGATCAGGTCACCCACGGGACGGGACGATTCGTGGAAGCAATAGTTGCAGTCCTTGATCGTCCTGGCGCCGCGCTCAATCCCGAACTCCTCGGGAGGAACGCCCATCACCTTGACCTGGGCCTGCTTCTTGGTGTTGACGACGGTGATGTCGTGCAGCACCATGGGCAAAGCCGCAGGCATGGCTTGTGGCGCAAGAGCGTCCATTACGCCTGCGCTCCCATCGGCCTTGAGCTGTGCTCAACGATCTCCAGGGCCCCGCCAGAGGCTTCAACCTCGGCGACAACCCGCGCAAACTGTTCTTCGGTCAGGTCAAGATACGTCTCGCGCTCCTCGACCTCACGCTCCTCCCACCAGACCTTGACCACGCCGACCTTGGACAGCAGCGCGTCCTTGACGAAGGCGTAAAGCGTCATGAAGCCCGGATTCTGCTGCATGAACACATGGTTCACATAGTCGGTTTCCTGCTGGGCCGCCTCTTCGTCCTCAGGACCAACCGGCTCGAACCTGACAACCTCGTCAGACCCCGCGAAGATGTCCATAAGCTGCGGCATCAGCCCTTCGATCGTGTCGGCGACATCGGTTGAGACCGCGCGCGACCGGCCATCAGCCGCCGGCATGTCCTTGGACATATCGCCGAGGTAATAATCCATCGCGTCCGAGCGGTCAGACGAGAGCTTTGACGCCTCGATAGCCGCAAGCGCGTTGGTTCGCTCGGCCGCCAACATGGCCGTGAGCGCAGGCGTGTCAATCTTAGGCAACGCCCGCCCTCGGGTAGTTGATGACGCGGTTGAAGTTCGCAGCCCTGCCCGGCTCCTCGTAGCAAATAGCCATCAGGCCGAACGAGTCCGCAGCATGCGACGACCAATCATGATCAGGACCGAGACCAACATTGCGATTTTCGTCTTTCTTCTCGTGATAGAAGCCCAGCGCCTGGCGCCCCGACTCCGTGGTTTTTTCATTGAACCAGAGCTTGGGAGCGAGCCGGCGAACGGCCTCAATCCGCATTGCCGCAGCGCCCTTGCCCTGATTCTTGACTGGCGGCTCGACCTTGAAGCCCGCATCCCGAAGATGCTCTTCGTAGCGCTTGCCGGTGACGTTGTTCTCGTTCACGCCATCGTGCGGTAGGTACAGGATGGCGTTTTCGTAGCCATTCGACCGCAGCCATGCCACGTGAGACGCGAGCACCTGCCCGACCGCCTCGTAATAGTCGAGAACGCGAATTTCCTGCGCCACCCACTGGACAATCCAGATGGTGAAAGCGTCGGCATTGGCTCCTGAGCCGCCGATATCGATAAACGCACGGAGCGGCAGCAGAGGATCGGCTGTAACGACCCCTATCCGCCCCTGACGCTTGGCGTCCGCAAGAAGCCTGGCGAAGTAAGCGCCCTCAAAGGCCGCCGCATATCCGCCCTCGTAAGTGTGGTCATAGCGCTCGGGATAGCGCTCCAACTCAATCTGACGTTCAGCCTCGAGCTCGGCCGTCCAGAACGGGTTATCCCGCCAGTTGGCCTGCACGACCACAGCGCCCTTCGGCAGCCCCTGTGGGCCGCGGAAGAAATCATCCACCGCGTCGCTCTTGCGGGTCGGGTTCCAGCTCGCCCAGATCTCAGATCCTGGAGAGCGAATGGTCGGGCGAAGCAGCGATAGAGACCGCGCCGAGATCGACTGCGCCTCCTCCATCCAGGCCCGATGAAAGCCCTCCAGCGACTTCACCGAGTCCGCTGAGTAGTCCTTCATGCCCTTGAAGATCACCACCCCGTCCTTGGGTAGCTCAATCCGGTCATTCCATGGCCTGAAGCCATCCGCCTCGGTCAGACCCAGCCGCCTGATCTTGTCCTCGATCAGAAGTTTTGAGGACTGCGTTAGATCTTTCTGCACCTCTCGGATGCAGACCATCCGCAGGCCCTCGCCAAAGTCGCCAGGCGCTCTTAGTGCGTCCTCAACAGCGAGCTCGCCGAAGAAGTGCGACTTTCCAGAGCCGCGGCCTCCATGCGCCCCCTTGTACCTGGAGGGATGAAGTAGCGGCTCGAATACCCTAGCCGTCTGAATTTGAAGGCTGGACAATCACGCGCTCGATCTTGTGCAGAATGCTGACCGGGCCGCCCTCACCGTCCCCATCAACGGGCTGAGCAGGCTTACCCCACCCCCGATCCAGAAGGGCATTTGCCGCAGCTACGCGGGCTGCTGGTGCGGCCTCTTCCGAGTGCATGATGCTGGCAAGGGTAGCCAGTGCGCCCTCTGTGTGGCCTCGCGCCAAAGATCGGATATCGGTAGGAGTTTTAGCCATTTACTGAATTTGGGGTTAGATCAGCAACCAGGCTTGGGCTTGCCGGGCTTCATCGGTTTCTTCGGGGGCTTCTTTGCCATGGTGATCTCCTAGATCTTGATATCGCCGTAGAGTTCGTGGATCTTCTCGAATAGGCCGGAGTAGTCAGACCTCACCAGCGGCACCATCACGCCATAGAGCCCCGCATAGCTCGCTCGCTGCGCCTCTTCCTTCGCCTCGAACTCGGCTTTCTGGTCTTGACGGTCGAGCTTCTGCTTGATCGCCTTGAATTGGAAAACGGCTTCTGTCATCGGCCGCGCCCCTCGCCTAACCACCAGACTAGGTGGCGCAATTCATCATCCGGGATTGCCCGGAACATTCCCCAATGCGAACAACTGATCATGCTGGATCTTGCTCCGGCGCCTGATAGCTCGGCTGAACCGGCGGCATTTCGCACGGCGCGGTGTCGGCGTAATTCAACCCGCGCAGGCCAGCAGTGTAAGCCGAGCTATCGTGAGCCTGCTTGGCAAGCCTCACATCGGCCGCCTCGCGCTCCTCACGCCGCTTGTAGTCGCGGATGTAGCGAACGTTGTCGGTCATGCTCTCCACTCACATGCGGCACAGGCCAGCGCCTGAAGGCCAGCCACGATCAACGCTGCGTGCTCAAGGTTCCTCACCATCCAGTCAATCTCTTCGAAGGCTGGGCTGATTCCGAAGTTCACTTGGCACCTATGGGTTTCGCGCGGCGCTCAGCATGTCGGCGCTCTCGGCACGTAGTCGGCCGTGGCAGGGGGATGCAGCGCATCGGGTTGCTTGAGGCCGCGCGAACTTGGAGCCGCCTGCCGGAATCGAACCAGCAACCTGAGACTTACAAGGTCCCCGCTCTGCCTGAAACTTCGAGCTAAGGCGGCAAAATGAAAACCCGCCCATATGCGCATGTGGGGGAGCCCGTTAAGGCCGCATGACCACCTAGGCGGGGCGGGTGTATGCCGGAGATCAACCCGGCGGATAGTTAGCACGGGTCATGACCCCCGCCGCCCAGATCAATCTGGGTCTTAAGTGCAAAGAGGTTCGGCCTGATCTGGCTTAAAACTCTTGCGACAATGGCAATTTGCATGTTCTGAGCGTACGGTCAACTATTTTGTACCGATCCGCAAGTTATCCACAGACCTCAAGACGCTTCCGCCCAGTTCGCTCCTTCGCGAAGCCGTAGACGAACGCCAGCGTGTGCAGATGAAGAAACACAGTCGTTCCAAAATACCGCTCCCAGCGCTGTCCCGAGAAGCCACGCGATGCCGCGATCTGCTTGTAGCTCTGGCCGTGGATTAGAACGTCATGCATGAGGGCTGATCCGTCCGCCCCCAACTCCCTGTAGACAATGGCAAGCTGCAAGGCTGCCTTCTGCTGCGCCTCGGTGATGGGCTCTGGCATCATCCCGCCGTCAACGAACTCCTTGCCGGGATCTATCGCTCGAGGGCCGCGCTCTGCCGCCTCGAAATCCTTCTGGAAGGCAAGCCCGCCTCGGAATTGCGCCTCATCGATCTGCTTCCGGGCATGCATGTCAGCCAGAGGATCGTCCCGGCGAGACCGGGCTGCCAGGATCTTGGCGCCGGCCTCATACGGGTCTTCGATCTCAACGAAATAGACCTCTGCGCCGCGTCCGAGCTCTTGTGCTCTGCGATCGACCACCTTGGACGGATCGTACGGCGTCCGCTTCCGCCTGACGTGCTTGTTCATGCCCCTAGTACCCCATCTGATAGTCGGTTGAGACGTAACGCCCCTCACTCAACTTGAAATCCATCGCCAGCTTGCACGGATACCCCAACTCTTCGAAACGCGACTTCCGGTGATACAGGTGCGCTTCGGTCTTCCGGTTCGTGCCGTCGAACACCTCCGGCCGATGAACCACGAAACCCTGGTCCACCATGTTTTCCCAATTCTTGGATCCGCTGATGTCCTCAAGCCCAGGCGCTTGCCCCCGCCGTGCGCTGTCCATCTTGGCGGGATGCGCCAGAATCTGGACGTGGCAGTTCATGTCGTGGGCGAAAGCGTGAAGGGTGCGCAGGCAGCGCCCTATGTATTCCGTCTCGCTCTCGTCCCGCCCCCGTGACGCCTCAAGCCGATTCCAAGGATCTGCCTGGATGATCCTGGCGCCGTGGCGAACGACGGCGATCTCGGCCATGTCCAGGAACCATTCGAGCGTCGGACGCTGCTCGGGGTGGACAAGAAACAGATACCGATCGCGGATCCACGCATCGGCCCTGGTCTTGTCCTCCTGCGTCAAATCCTTTTCGAGCTTGCCAACCAGCAGCGTGCGGAGTTGCCGGCGAAGATGGGGCTTGGGGCGCGTCTCGAATGACGCCACGCAAGCCGGAACGCCGTACTGCTTCACCACCTGGAACCAGATTTGCGACCACATGGCCGTCTTGCCGTGGCCGGGATGGCCCGTCACCACGCTCAACGTTCGCGGCGCCAGCTTGATCTTGTTTTCCCACTCCGGGAATCCCGGATCCCAGAGCGTCAGCGGCGGCGGCTCAGGAAGCTCGTCAAGGCGATACAGGCCAGCCACGGGCCATTGCAGCGCCCCATCCGTAACAAGCTCGCTCAGAGCGTCCGCGCCGTCCTTGATGAGGTATTCGTTGGCGTCCTTGATGCCCTCCGGCCAGTCCACGAACCAGAACCTGGCAGCTCCGAGGATCCGAACCATGTCGGCCCGCAGGGCATGGCCGCTACCGTCAGCATCGCCACACCAAACGAACTTCTTGACCTTGGACAGACCGGCCGCGAGCGCTTCCTTCACGTAGTCATAGCCCCGCATGTCCTGCGGGTTGTCCGCCGCCTTTTGCTTCGCCCCGTTGGGGACGGACAGCACGCGATCGGGCGGGATCCCTGCCTCGACCAATGCACAGGCGTCCAGCTCACCCTCAACGATGAACACCTCGTTCGGCGCCGCCTTCAGAACCTGTTCAAGATTCCAAAATGAGAGCTTGAACCCGCCGCCGGCCACGAAGCCCTTGTCTGGATACGAACGCGCCTTCCAGCCGTCCTTGAAGCGGAAGAAAACCGCCTCCGACTTCCGGGAAAGGTCAGGAAAGAATGCCGTACCGGATGCGACGGGCAGCAGCGCTAGAGTATCCGAGCTGATCCCACGGGTCTTTTGCAGCCACTGGCCTGCGGCCGCGCTGATCCGCGAAGACGGCTCCGGACCAACCGCAGTGCCAACAGTGATATTTTCCCGCATCCCCATCAATATTCACCCCTAAGCAGCGATCGCGCTTCTTTTGCCTTGTCGGACTACAGCGAGGGCAAATCACCCTCTGCTCCCCTGGTTTGTTGCGCGCCCGGATCCCGAGCTTCTCGAGCTGATCAATCACCATGCCTCGCCCCTCGCTCGCAGGTCTTCGACCCCTCCCCCGCGCCCTCGGATGATTGCGCCGATGTATTCCCGAGGATCCGATTTGGTTGATGCAGTCAGCAGGGCTGAATGAGCCAGGGCGACGTTACGATCCTTCGCCTTGAGAAGCTGACCGGCCAGAGACCGCCCGCTGCCACCAAGGATCTGCGCCGCCTGATCGAAGAATGCTTTTTCAGGATTGACCAATTCGACAACCTGCGCGCCTTTTGGCGCGGCATCTTTCTTTTCTTCTCTATTCTCCTCTTTATCTTCTCTAGCGTTACATTGCGTTACATTGCGTTTCATTGCGTTACGATGAGCGCGAACACGCTCAGTCGAGTTGTCCTCACGCTTCGGCTGCCTTTTTTCCCAAGCCGACAAACACCCTGAAACAATTATGCTTTTCTGCTTAAGCTCCTCAACGATTGCGCTGACGGCGGCTTCCGAGAAGCCAGAAAACATCGAGTACGTTTCGATGTCGAAACCCTCAACGTTGCCCCTCTGTTCTGCCTGACTGGCACAGTCAAAGAGAGCCCAGACCACGGCGGAAACCATGCCTGGCGTGATCTGTGTTTCATGCGTTTCATTGCGTTTCATTGCGTTACGAGCAATGAGAAGCCATTTTGGATCGGTGGGCGCGCCGTGCCATGACCTGAACCAATCGACGCTCATGCTGCGTCTCCCAGGTAGGAGCGCACGGCTTCGGCCGCCAACGTCTCCGGCTTAATGCCGGATTTCATCGCCTCGGCGTAGAGAGCGACGGCGATGGGGCCGGCGAGCTCTACGTTGATAACGACCGGCGCGAGCCGATCAGTGATGCGCTGGGTAATGTCCCCCAGCTTCTGCCAGTTGTCGGTCACGCGGCCTCCGCGTTATCCTTCGTGTTGTCAGGAACGCGGTTGAAGATTGACGCAACAGTTACTCGGACGCCTTCGACATCGGGCGCCCACTTCAGCTTGATCTCACGAACGACCGTATTGTCGTCGGCCTGGATGATGCCATGGCTAACGAGCAAGTCGGTCAACGCCTTTTCACGATTTCCGAGATCGAACTTACGTTTGCCAGATGGCTCCTGAACTTCATACAGGAGGATTACGGGGCCAACGTGTTTCTTAGGGCGTTGACGCATGATCTCTGCGCCGGCCTCGTAAATCCAGCTATCGTATCGCTGGGTCCGAAACCTTCCACCGTTTCTACTGTTGGCCCACAGGCCATTGACAGACGGCGGCATCGGGAGAATGAAACTGCTCACTGCAACACCTCGATCGACCGAGGTGAGCCATATCGGCGGGAGATAAGTCCCTTGCGCTGCATGTTGTCGAGCATCCGGCAGACGAAGCCTCGAGAGTCCGTCTTCAGGTGCGCGGCGATCTGCCATTGAAACGGTGCGTAACCGAATTCACTCACATGACGCCGGATATAATCCATAGCCTGCTGCTCGCGTTGGGAGGGCTTCATACCAGCAACTCCGCGTGCGCGATGTCGTAGGCGACGGTCCAGTCCGTCTTCATCGCCTGTTCGATCTTGCGGTAGCCGTGCAGGACCGTGGTGTGGTCGCGGCCGCCGAATCTCTCGCCAATGTGCGGAAATGATTTCTTCGTCAGCTCTCGCGAGAGATAGAACCCGATCTGCCGCGCATAGGCCAGCGCCGCCACGCGGCTGGAGCTTTTCAGATCCTGAGTCGAAATATTGAAGTGCTGAGCGACCGCAAAGATGACCTTGCCGATCGTTGCGCAGTTCTGGTCAAACTCCTCGACAAGAGAGAACGATGGCTCGCGATGAGCCGGCAGAGGAATGGCCCTCTGCCGCTTGATCCAGGCCTCGATTGTGTCGAACTCAGTAACCGGGGCCGGTATCGGCTCCGGCTTCACCTCAACCTTCTGCCTCGGTTGAGACATGCGAATGAGGCGCTCTTTGCGAGCGCGGTGCAGTTCTTCTTGCAGTGACATCCCCTGCTCCATCAATGGCCCGCATGTTGTGATGCTGGCGGGCCTATTCAGCGTCTACGGATCTTTGCCCAGATGCGGGCCAACCACAGCCTTAGCCGCGCAAACAGCATTGCTGTCAGCCCCGGCGATTTCCTCTGTTTTTTTAAGGTCATTTTCCAGCTTTCGCAGTTGCCGTTCGCATTCCGCGCGATAAGCCGCCCTGATGGTCTCGTAGACCGAGACACTGATTATCCGCAGGCGCTCCCGGCGATATCGGAGCGACCAGAGGAAGCCGTAATCGATGCCGTATTCGCGCTCGATCTGGCGCATGGCATTTTCGGTGTCGCCAGGCCCGCGCGCCCTCATGCGCGTTAGGTCTTTCGACCACATCGCGGCCTGATCCAGATACGCGGCGTCAGACACTGGCAAACCCCTCTTGCTACTCTGCAAAAACTTCTTGGACACTTGAAAACTCCTCACGGTGTATATTGCCCACACCCATGAAGAACTCACCCAACGATAACGAAGAACTCAGTTTCATTACGCTGGCCGCTGTAACGGCCAACGTCGTGAAATATCTAATAACCAAGACGCTGCCGACGCAGGATCTTGTTGCGCCGGCGGAGACGGTGAGACTCCGTAATGACAACGATGTCAGCGACGGTGGTCACAACGGGGCGCTGGTTCTCGCGAACCACACTGGCCCAAATCTCAAACGGCAAGAACACCATCTCGAAGATGTTGAACATGAACTACTCCCAATAGATCAGAGTTGCTGCGACGAACCATGCGACGAAAAGGGCAAGACCGCCGGCCGCGACACAACCCCACACGAAACAGGCTGTGGCAAATTCTCGGATGTCAGTCATGCCGTGAAGAAAGGGCCCAGAGCCGAAGCTCCGGGCAGTCTGCCGGAAGCGCCGGGAGGCAGCGCGCGGCGTAATAGTTAAGGTCTCGGCACCATGTAAAGCGTATGTGCCGCGAGAGCCCGCGTGTTTGTCGGATCCCCCCGTCGCGACAACACGCGGGCTACTTTTTTCGAAATGCCAGTGAATGGTCATGCTGCATCCCCACCGTTATCGTCTTGATCCGGGAACTGGATTTCGCGGGCGACCTTCTTCAACTCTTCCGCGATAATGTTTGCGCAGCGCCCTACGCATTCGTTGCAAATCTTCACGCCATCAGTCGTGATGAGCCGAAAGACTTGGCTGCTGTCCTTGCCGCAGAATGAGCAATTCCCATTAGACATTTTCGGCCTCCGGGACGCCCCACAATTTGGAGGGCGCTGACTTGCCGCGCGCCTTCAAAGCTGCCCGCATGATCAGCAATGTGCTGCTCGGGAACGAATTGCGGTTTTTCCACATCGAGACAGCGTGCAGGCTTCTGCGGCCCGTCAACGCGGCAACCTCCCGGTTGCCTCCGAGGGCCTCGATAACCTCTTCAATGGAATTGAGCCGCGTGATCATGAAACCCTTCTACCTCACGAAACGTGAGGTCGTCAAGTCTCAAGAATTAGAAATAGGAATCTTCCCAAATTTGAATAGGATTGGTTCCATGTACGAGCGTAGAGAAACCGGGGGCAAGGCCGCTCCGATCGCCAGGAGGTTTAGGGCGATCATGCGGGCGACCGCAAAGCCCAACGAGAACGCCACCCAATGGGCCTATCGTATGGGCCTCGGACCTACCGCCGTGAGCAACTTCCGCAACGGTATTCCGGTATCATCGCGTGCGGCCGATCTCATCGCGACGAAGACCGGCATCGGGAGCGACTATATCCGGCGAGGGGACGAGAGGTTCCTTACCGTTGATATGCGCCAGCGCCTGGAAGAGGCAATGGAAGCGCTGGATCGCGAGGAAGGGCCTGACGCCCTACCCGGTAAACGGCAGAACGTTGGTACCTAGCCGACGCGGCTCTGTGTGAGGGACGTCGTTCGCCACGAGAAAGCTGTCCACCAGCTCCTTTAGCGCCTGCACTACCATCAAAGCGTCTGCCGAATTTTCGGGCAGTTGACTCGCCAGCACGATCGCCTGGCGGCGGTGCCATTGCAGCGGCATTTCCATTCCCAGCCCCCTAAATCAGGTCCGGCATCAGAACAGAACGCGAACCTGTTAAGGGTTGGTGTTCTTTTTATGTCGGGACGGCGGCTAAGGTTTCATAACCCCAGATAGTTGTAAACTAAACTTTCGCGCCCCGTTGCCTCACGCCGTAGTAGTACGGATATTCACATTCCGTGAAAAAAATATCCTGGACAGGCTTGCATACTCACAAAACGTGAGGTATGTTCTCCCCATCAGCACGGGGAGCCGCACACCATGAACCAGCATCTTCCGCCTTCCAACCTCCGCGAAGTTACCTTCGCCAAGCCGGCCGTTACCGAGCAGTTCATTGTCATCCGCGGAACGCGCCGGGGCAACGTGTCCTACGTCGAAGACACCCTCATGGGCCGTGCCGACGTGATTGCTCATGTCTCTGAGGACATCGAGCAGCTTCATCAGGTCATCGCCTTCGATCTCGGCAACGGCACCTCCCGCGACGCTACCAGCGAGATTACCAGCATCATCTTCGAGCGCTGGGCGCAGGATAGCAAGGAGCTGACCCGCTCGCAGCGTGACGCCGTCGCTTCGTTCAGGGGCGAGGCGTTCGCCAACTGCTTCCGTGTGGAGGCTGCGTGATGACCACCCACATCATCAACGGCGTGAAGATCCACACCAATCACGATTACCCGCCAATCCCGGTTCGCAACATGGACTGGTCCGCAGTCACGGATGACTACGACTGTGATTGCGATCAGGACGGCTTCTTTTCCACGCATCCGGTCGGGCGCGGCGCCACTGAGCAGGAAGCCATCGCTGACCTCCTTGAGCAGTTGGAGGAAGCGTGATGCGCTTCAAGATCGATTTCGCCCGCAGCTCATATCACCCGTTCGTCTTGTTCTGGCGCAGGCCGGGACTGCTTGGCGGATCATGGGTGAAGATCGATGACTTCCGAACGATGGAAGAGGCGAAGGCGCATTACGAGCTGATCAAGGACTTGCCGGAGTACCTGCCATGATCCCCGAGAACCGCATCGATCTTTTCTGCGCATGCCTGATCGCCGGCATGGGCGCCTTCGCAATCGCAAAGTGGATGCTGTGATGGAAACCGTAGATCTCGATCGCTTGGATGAAGTTGTTCGCAGGGCGATGGATGAACCGCCCCTCTCTGCCGAAGAGCAGATCGAAAGGCGCATGGATTACGTCCTCCGCGAGATGGACGAGTTCATGGCGATGGCAGCCAACCCCGAGACGGTTGACCTGATCGACCACAACCGCGTGCTGATGGGCCAGATCATGACCCGCGCACAACTGATCGGCGCGTTCCTGATGGCGCGCAACACGAAACCCGGCCTCCGCGTGGTGCAGAACAATGGCTAACCGTCTCCCCAAGGAAATCTCCGACTTCATGGAGAAGTACGGCGTCCGGTCGGATGAGGTCTGGCCGGTGCCGGGCGGCAAGGCTTACGCCGTCAAGCACAAGGCGCTGGAGCGTATTGCTGTTGCGCAGAAGATCACGTTCGAGCGGCCGGCCGTCATCGGCTGCGACTTGTCCGAGAAGTCCATGGTTGTCTGCGTGTTCGGCAAGATGGGCGACCGCGAAGAGTGGACGTTCGGCGAAGCCAATCCGGCCAACAACAAGAACCAGTATTTCGCGGCGATGACGGAGAAAAGGGCGAAAGACCGCGTGATCCTGAAGCTGCTGTCTGCTCACGGCGATCTCTATTCCGAGGACGAGGCCGAGGACTTCAAGCGCGCCCCTGCGGCAGATGATGAAGGCATTCCGAGGGCGTCCGGAGTCCAGGTTCTCACCGTTGACGCGCAGCGCCCGATCTTCTCCGAGCTTGAGCGCGAAATGCTCAACAGCGGCACCGTCGAAGAACTGAAGCGATGGAAGCTGATGGCGAAGGAGCGCGCGTCACGCCTCTCCGACAGTTGGCGCAAGGTGCTCAGCGACAGATACCTCGAATATCTCCGCACGCTCGAAAAGCGCGAGGCAGACGAATACATTGAAAGGATGACAGGCTAATGGCTTACGAACAGCGCGACAATTCCGGGGTTCTCTTCAAGAACGACCGCAAGGAGAAGGACACCCACCCGGACTACACGGGCAACGGCATGATTGACGGCCGAGAGTACTGGATCTCGGCGTGGCTCAAGGACGGCGCAAAAGGCAAGTTCTTCTCGTTCGCCTTCAAGCCGAAGGAGGCTGCGCCGAAGGAACAGTTCGTTGGCGGCAATGGTCGGGCAGCTCGCCAAGATCCGGTCTCAACGGGGCGTCCTCGCAACGCCGACATGGACGACGATATCCCGTTCGCTCCGGAGTTCCGCTGACGACTAAACGCTTCGGGGGAAGCAATGACACGCGCAGTTATCGTTCTGACACAAGAGGCCGAGCGCCAGAAGGCGGCTCGCTGGGCTGCCAAGCTGCCGCCCGGTACTCGCATCGAGTTCAAGGCTCCCAAGCGCTCGATTCCTCAGAACGATCGCATGTGGGCCATGCTGACCGATATCTCTTCGCAGTTGAAGTGGCACGGGCTGCGGCTGACCGCTGACGACTGGAAGCTGATCTTCCTGGACGCCTTGAAGCGCGAGGTCCGCATGGTGCCGAACCTCGATGGCAACGGCTTTGTCAGCCTCGGCCGATCGTCCTCCGATCTGTCCAAGGCCGAGATGACGGATTTGATCGACCTCATCAGTGCATTCGGCGCCAACCATGGCGTGGTGTTTCATGATCGGATGCCGGAATGAGACAGCGTCAACCCCGCGTCCACGACGAAGCTCACCTGGCCTTCATTAGAAGTTTGCCGTGCGTGATGTGCGGCGACGATACCTCAACCGAGGCCGCGCATCTCCGCACTGGAAGCCTGCGCTACGGCAAGAAGCCGACCGGGATGGGCGAGAAGCCGCACGATAGATGGTGTTTGCCGTTGTGTGGCCGCTGTCACCGCCGGCAGCACCAGGGGAACGAGCTCGAGTTCTGGCTGAACCAGAACATCAACCCGTTCGTCCTTTCGATGTCGCTGCATGCGGCTACGGGAGACCATGAGGCCGCAATGGAAGTCCTGAAAGAGCAAACGCATCAAGTGTTCGCATGACCATCATCGCCATCATTCTAGGACTCGCCGCCCTGCTTCTCGTTTCAGGCTGGGCCTATCGCGCGCTGCTGCGCATGTATCGATCGTGAGGTTTGAACATGGGTCCGGTCAGTCAGATCTCAATCTGGATTTTCATCGCGACGAGCGGCGCCGGTCTGCTGATGGCGCTGATCGTCAATGGCCTGATGGCGCTTGCTCGGTGACGCTACGACAACGGGGATAGCTAATTTGAGCCGAATTGAGACCATAGCTGAAGGCGTCACCCTATACCTCGGGGATTGCAGGGAAATCCTGCCGACGTTGGACGGCATCAAGCACATCATCTCGGACCCGCCGTATGAGGACGAGCTGCATGCTGCAACTGACAAAATTCGCCGCAACGACGGCCGCGTCAGCGTGCTTGGCCTCAATTTTGAGGGCATCAACGCCAGCCGTGACGAGGTGGCCGCCGCGCTGGTGAAGGCGTCTAACGGATGGCTCATCGTCTTCACCCTTGCCGAGGGTGTCCGCGCATGGCGCGACCCGATCCAGGCTGCCGGCGGCAAGTGGGACACCACCCTTGCGTGGATTAAGCCGGATGCCAGCCCTCGTTTTAACGGCCAAGGCGCAGCCCGCGGTTTTGAGTGCGCCGTCACGGCATGGTGCGGCAAGGGCTATCGCAGTTGGAACGCTGGCGGAAAGCGCGGAATCTACACCCACTGCGTCAACGTAGGACGGCAGGGAGAGCATCCAACCGAAAAACCCCTTTCCCTGATGGCCGAGATTGTCCGGGACTACACACAGCTCGGAGAACTGATTTGCGACCCCTTCTGCGGCTCCGGGACAACCGGCGTTGCTGCCGTCAAGGCCGGGCGCCAGTTCATCGGCATCGAGCGCGACGAAAAGTGGTTTGACCTGTCGCGCCGCCGCATCACCGAGGCGCTGCGCCAGCCCGACATGTTCGTGCAGGCGCCCAAGCCCGCGAAGCAGGAGGCATTCGAGCTATGACCTTCCACCGCTGGGTCATTCACGCGCGCGTGCCGGACTACCTGCTTTGCGGGTGGATGGCGCTGCCGACGCTGGAAGGCACGGGCCACGGCATCTACTCGGCGCATTGCGTTTGGCTCTGCGGCTGCAGGTTGGTCGAACCATATTTCGCATCATAGGGGGCTAAGGCATGAAGAATTTCACTAACGGAGCAATTGTCTTCCGCGTTTGGCCTGATGGTTCAGGCGAGATCATCGCCAAGTTTCAATATTTCTCACATGCGAAAGACTTCGCCGCAATGAGGTCCAACCAAGACCTGGGCGAGAGGTCGGACTGCACTCACTTCTACCTCGCAGTCTGCGAGGCAGAAAACGAGATGCAAGCCTACCGCCCCTCCGCGCTCTCATCGCCAGTGCTCTGAACCACTACAAACAAAGGGGAATTTTATGCGCGACTATGACGAATATGAACCCGAAGCGGAGGAAATGATGGACAGCGCCAAGCCGACCGGAGACGGCATAAAGGTCGAGATCAACCAATACGCCATGGAACGTATCGAGGCCGCCTGTATGGCGGGTGTCAGGCAGGAGATTTCTCGAAAGATCGAGACGATCATCGAGGAAAACATTCGCGAGATCGTGGAAGAGCGCCTGCAATCGGTCGTCGGTAAACTCGCGGAAGAGTCGATCCTGAAGTACCTGACCGAGCCGCGCCCGCGAACCAATTCTTGGGGCGAGAAGGTCAGTGGCACCCCAATGACGATTTCGGATCAGATCCCAGACAAGGTGGCTGGCTATCTTGCTGAGCACGTTGACCGTGATGGCCGCCCGGATCGCTCCTACGGCAAGGTTACGCGCCTCGATTGGATCATCAGCAAGTTCGTTACGACTGAGCTGGAGGTCGCGACCAAGACCGCCGCAAATCAGGTCTCGGAACAGGCCAAGAAGGTGGTGGCTGCGCACGTCGGCCGATTTGTTGCCGAGCAAATGATTCCGCAAATCGATGTGAGCAAGACGGCGGCCTAGGCCCCGTCCCACGTTCTCCTCTCCTGAACGGGCCACTCCATGAGCGAACCGAAAATGACACGGAAGGAAGCCGAGGCGATCAGTGGCCGGAGCGAAAGCTGGCTCAAGAGCCACACTTGCGCCTGGTGCGATCAAATCCTCTGGCGAGCCCTGCGCTACGGCTGCGGCGCGGTCTACGAGAAGTGCGACCCGTCCAAGAAGGACTTCTCTCCGGCTGGCAAGCCCAACACCGCCGGCCCGAGGAGCGGCACCGCAGAACTGTCTCTCCACAAACAGGCATCCACATGACACGCGACACGTTGATCAAATGCGGAATGAACGCCTTGGTGGTCGCGCTTGCCGCCAGCATCCCGTTCGGGATCGCGATGACGTTCTACATGGACGACGCGAAGTGGCTTTGGTTCTGCGCGCCGATCCTGATCTTTTTGAGCTAGGGGCAAACGATGACTGAGCATCAGAACTGTTCCGCTGCCACCACCGACGACAATACGATGCGCGATGACCCGATGTTCAACCGGGGCGTCCAGCACGTCGTTGACCTACTTTCAAAAACCATCGGCGCCGAAGGCTGGGTGGCTGGCGATGGATCTGAGGACTACGACTGCGATCTAGAGCAGACTTTGCTCAACATCCTTGCGGCTAAAGGGCTTTACGACAAGGACGAGGGCGAGTTCGCCACGCTTGCTCGCTCCTCTGCCGAGACCACCAATGTGTCGCCGGTCGAAATCGAACGTGCCGATGCGATGAACGCCGGCCTAAACGAGGAGGCTTTTCGCAAGGCGTGGCTGGCCTTCCAAAATACACCAATCGATTTGGTTGCGGATAGCGACGACGAGACCTGCAAGTGTCTGTCCAATGCGATCAGGACCTTCGTGCGAGCTGCCCACAATGCCAAGGAACCTCAAACCAACGAATACCTCAGGGGCTATGCAATCGGCCTTCATGACGGAAAGGTCGGCTCTTGCGCCGCTGCCGCGCTGGATGAGGAGGAGTCATATCTTCATAGCCTGATACCGGATACCGGCTCCATCACATCGAGCGATATCGAAGGCGCGTTTCACCGGCTCAGGGAGCGCATGAGCGCTCAACCGCAGAAAGCGCCCGCCGCCACGTTCCACGGGGCTCGGTGCTCGTCATATCCCAACTGCAATGGCGGATGCGGTCTCGGCTGCGCTCACGATATCGAACATTCATAGGGGAGCGGAGGAGATGGGAAGACTAGTTTTGGTTTGCGCAGTGATGGGCCTGTTCGCCGTTGGCGCAGTGATGCTTGGAGATGATGGCAACGGGTCTCTGCGTATTTGGGGGTGCTGCCGATGAACTCCGGTCGCGCGAGCCCTTTGAAGGAGAAGACGCTTTTGGGATGCCCATTCTGTGGCGAGAGCCGGATCTCGTTGAACAAGCCGAACGAGTTTTATCGATACGGTTCGATCAATTGCCCGGCGTGCTTGGTCACCATGCCAGGGGCCTGCAGAGACGAAGAAGAACTCATCGAGGGCTGGAACACCCGCGAAGGAGAATCAACAACAGGGATTAAGAGAGTGACACACGAACAGATTGTCGAAGCTGTAGGAGCGATCCGCACACGAGAAGATGCTCTGCGTCTTATAGAGAGGATCTTCGATCTTAGCCAAGCCAACGAACGGTCATCCACTGGAAGTGTGCGTGACTACATTGCGAACTATCGCTTCGAGATGGACGGCGGCGGTTCCTACCGCCCGACCGCGCATGAAGAAGCGATGATCGAAGACGCGATCGAGGGTTATATCGCCAGCTTACCGCAGACAGTCCCGATGCCGGCGAAAACGCGCCCGGCCGATTGCCTAGACCCTATGGGCTGTCTCTGGAAGCACGTTCCGACATCGCCTGAAATTGGTTTGCATCTATGCAGCCGGTTCGGCTGTCCTCACACGACCTCGGCCGGTTCGGCGGTGCCGCGCCCGCAGCTCGAGGCCGGGGATGGCCCACATCCTTCGCACAACCACCGGAGCCCGTCCGATGTTTAAGAGCCTATGGTGCGCAATTTTTCATCGCCGCAATCGATATCGAGTTTGGGCGTCGATGGATTGGGAGCACATGCGATGCGACAAATGCCGGCTGACTTGGCCTGAGCCTCGCAAGCCGCCTAAATCTCTTCGCAAACCAGCGGCGTCCACCTGGATGGACAAGCTGTGATGGCTCCCTTTCAGAAATCAGCCCCGGTTTTTAAAGCTGCTCAGCAAGCTGAGAGTGAGCCGTCGGTGACGCCGGCTTGTGCCGGGGCTGATACCCACACTCCCCAGGTCACGGAGCCACCCCATGAGTGAACTGCAAATCGCAGTCGTTGCGATGTGCTTGATGGGCATCGCATTCGCCTGGTGCGTCAAATGTCTGTTCGACGCCTTTGTGGTGCATCTGCAAAATCAGTCAGCATTGACCGACAGGGCCGTCAAACAGGCGGGCGAGGCCGTCGCGCTGAACGGGCGAATCCTGGAGGCGTTCAACCGTGCTGTCAAAGGAGCATCGAAGTGATCCTTTCCGCCGCCGAAAAGAAGGTGCTGACAATGCTCAGAAGCTGCGACGGCCCTATGCCAGTTGATTGGCTGAAGCCTCATTATCGCACCGCGATCCCACGGCTGCGTGAATTAGGGATACTTCGCAAGCGAGACCCAGAGTGGGCGCACCTCACGAAGCTGGGCCACACGGTTGATGTGGGATCACCGCGGGAGGGGCGATAGATGAAATTAAACTGCGGGAAATCTTGGGAAACTCGGCATCGAGAGAAGCAGGATTGGCACAGGTATTTCGCTTGGTGGCCAACGCGCGTCTCGGATTTCGATTGCCGCTGGCTTGAATACGTGGAGCGGAAAGGACGTTACATTTCCGGCCCTGGATACGGCCTATGGAATTGGACGTATCGCGCCCTCCCTCCGGCAGACCGACAAGTCACTAAGGATACTGAGGCAAGTCAGTCATGAACGAGAGATGGCCGGCGGCATTGAACCTTGCGGAGGCGGCCGAGTATTGCGGGCTGTCCGTCGTGACGTTCAAGAACGCCTGTCCGGTTAAGCCTATCAGCCTCACGGAATCCACACGCGGGAACCGATGGTTGAGATCCAGCCTCGACGGCTGGCTTTCTGCCCTCGACCCGAATAAGCAATCTTCCCCATCAGGACGACGGTTCGGGGAGAGACTAGGTGGTCAAGGTGCGGCTAGAGGGGCTTAAGATCGCCCGCGCTCGCGGCAAATATTACGTCTATGTCCGGGCGACAGGACACGCGCTGTTGCGCGGCTTCGAAGGCTCGCCCGAGGCGCTGCGGAAGCGCCTGGCGCAGCCGGACATGATTGGCGCCTACAATGTGCGCCGCCGCAAGCGGACCTATCCAGAGCAGAGCCTGGGCTGGCTGGTGGAATGGTTCCTGAAGTCGAACGAGTTCAAGGATCTTAGCAAGACCACGCAGGACGAATACAGCGACCGGCTCAAGTACCTGGAGCCCGAGTATGATTTCCCGCTTGAGGACCTGACGACCGCCGACATCTACGGGGTACGCGACAAGTGCGTCCGCGAGAAGTGGCCGGCCTTTGCCGACAAGATGGTGACGGCGCTGTCGTCCATGTTCGCGCTCGCGGTGCAGCGAGGCTGGATGAAGATCAACCCGGCGCTCGGCATCAAGCGCGCGTCCAAGTCCAACCCGGAAGCCAACCGCGAGTGGCGGCCGGAGGAGTGGCAGACGGTGATGGCGAAGGCCCGCCTCGAGCTGAAGACCGCTTATATGCTGGCGCGGCATCTCGGCTATCGCAGCCAAAGCATCGTAGCCGTGACTTGGGAGAACTACCAGCCGGACAAGCGGTTCGGCATGTGCTTCCGGATGCGCCACAAGAAGAACTCGGAGCCGCACTGGCTGCCGGCCTCGCCCGAGCTGCAAGCCTATCTGGAATCGATCCGGCCGGTGAAGGCGACTGGCCCGATCGCGCTGCGCAAGGGCAAGCCGTGGGCGACGCCGTACAAGCTCCAGAAGGCGTCGAGCAACTTCCTGCGCAAGCTGGCGGCTGATGGACTGGTTGAGCCCGGACTCACCGAGCACGGCCTGCGCGTCACCTTCGCGGCTGAGATCAAGCGGCTGACCGGCGCCAATGACGACCAGGTGGCAGCGGCTCTCGGCGACCGCGACACCCGCATGGGAGCGCACTACACGCGGCACGTGGACCAGGAAAACAAGATCATTTTCCTGTGGGCACAGCGGGCGAGAACAGATCAAGATTTGGAAAACAGCAACAAAGATGTTTTCCAAATCGAGAAATCTGATAGTATCGATAACGACTTAGAAGAATAA